AAATCTCCAGCTTTTAATGAACCAGCAGAATCAGCATTGAATCCATCTATTGCTATTGTATTATCTCCAACAGCATGAATACCATTAACAGAAATAGTTGTTGTTTCAGAACCTAGTGCATCTTTAATTTTTGGAGGAATAATTGTAAATGTTTCTTTGGCACCTCTTTGTTTTGTAATAAAAGCAAGGATGGGTGCAAATTCTGCTCTAGTCAAATTCTGATAACCCACAGTAAATTTCCATCTTTGATTATCAATTTTTCTAGAAAATCTTCTCCCACTATCAGAAATACTGACAAGAGTATTACTCTCATCCTTAAAATTCATTGCGTTAAATACTGGTGCTATGGGTAATAGTCCACTCATTAAATTAAATTACTCTTTCCTTGTTGACTCATTGCACTATTAATCATTCCGACAATCGTACCTCTTTCATTAGCAAGTAATTGTTGAAATCCAGCAGTATCAACTGCATTAATAGTAAAATTCACATTTACGTTTTTACCATTTCCGTTAGAGGAGATATATCCTGATTGACCAGGAATAAACATTTCAGGACCACGTTCTCCAACTCTGTATGCTGAACCCTCACTAACTGGACCACCTCCAGCTTTACCTGAATAACTTGTTGCTTTAATTGCTGAAACTTTTGCATAACCTAAAGCCATACTACTCGCCGCTAAAGCATAATTTAATGGAGGTGGATAACCACTATTTAATGCCTTATTAAATGAACCGATTGCATCTATGATAGCTTCTGAAATCTTCCATGCTTTAAATGCTTGGAATGCCCTTCTAGATGATGTACTTAAAATGGCCAACGTATCTTCGGTATCTTTCTTTAAATTTTTAATACCCAATTTACGCATTTTTTCATCACGTTTTTCTTCCACTATTCTGGAATCTCTATTAAACTGCATACGTTTTTCCCATTCTTCTTCCCACATTTTGTTTTGTTCTATAAAAAATAGCTTATCTTTTTCTAATTGTTCTTTTCTCCAATTCTCTTGAATTTTAGCCAGATGTTCTTTAGAAAATGCTTTATTCATATCTTCTGTATCTCTTGTTAATTTTCTAGTTTGATCACTCATTGCACCAAGAGCATCGGTAATCATTACAATACCACCAGCTACTATTGCCGCACCCATAATTATTAGATTCTTTTTAGCCGCTGAATTTAAAGCTAACATACCACCTCTTGCCGCATATAATGATGCGGCCATTGCACCAACAGCAACAGCAACCTCGCCAAAGAACACAACTAATTTAAAAGCAATAAGTAATTTTATTGCTTGTATTAATAATCCAAATTTATCATAAAGAAACACAACAGCAGTTGCAGATGCTGAAACTGCTTTGGCTAAACCTTTACCAAGTGCGTGTGCAATGTCATCTACTTTTGCTTTATGTTCATCTAAAAATGTATTTAAGTTTCCAAATTTCTTTTTAAGTTCACTAAAAAAAGCTGATTCAACAGTTTCCATTTGAAACGTAAACCATTTGTCGCCTAACATTGAAAGAATACCAGTAAATGTATTAGCCATTTCTCCAGCCGCTTTTCCAAACTCTCCACCCTTACCGAATAAATCAAAGAACCTTTTTTTAGTTTCTTCAATAGTAACTTTGGCACCAGCTTTAAATCCTAATAAAGCAGTAACACCTCTATCTCTGAATAAATCGGCTGCACCTATACCAGCACCAAATGACCTTTGGATTTGCTCTGCTGTTGTTCTAAAATCTAGACCAGTAACTGCCGCTACGTTACCAGTTAATTGTAACATTTTCTGTAACTCATCTGCACTCTTGGTAACAACAGCAAGATTACCTGAACCTTGTGCAATTTGTTCTAGAGAGAAAGGTACTTGACCAGCATATGTTTTTAATTTGTTAAATGCTTTTGCACCTTCTTCAGTTGATTTGAATAAAAATTTGAAACGTAATTGTAGGTTTTCTACATCCATTGCTGTTTTAATAAATGTCTTGGCAACCATTCCAGCACCTAAACCTAATAAAGCACCTTGAACACTAAATACAGATTTTCGTAAACGACCTAAACTTCCTCTTATTCTTGAAAAGGCGGCTTTGGTTCTATCCTTTGCATCTATATCAAATCGTAATTTATTTCTTGCCATGCTGTTTTTGTTTGCGTTCTTCTAATTTTAAATAAGCCATCCAATAAGAATACTCATCCATAGTCATACTCATAACCTCATTAATAGTTTTTTTCAACCTATCGGCAAGATAGAAAGCGTTATGTAATTCGTTATCTTTAGCTAATTTTTTTTTCGACTCCGTAAGAGTCTGATTTGAAGTATAGTATGCTTGATGCTACGTCCGATACCACATCGGAGTCCACCTTATTGAGGAGCCGTTCCCTATCGTCAGATGTAAATAGTTTCTTACCATCTTTATCTTCTGATTTTAAAATAATAGCTTCCACCATCATAAGTGAAATGTCTTGAGTATTAGCACCTAAATTACGATAGAGTTTTCTTTTCTCGTTTAGTGTAAGAGGTTTTGCATAAATAGTAGTTTTCCATTCAGGAACTTCTATTTTTTTTCTTTTGATTGAGCTGAATTGTTCTTCGGCTTGATCTAGTATAGATTTATCAGGCATGAATGACTTGTATCTAGATTAGATACAAATGTCAATTAGACTGTGCCTCTAGTTAATGCACCAGTTAAAGTAGCATCAAAAGTTGCTTCTATAATTCCATCAGTAGGAACGGAAGTAGAATTGCCAGTAATCAACCATGTACCGCCAAAATAATAATCTCCTGCGTCTGCACCTTCTGGATATAATGTCATAGTAACTTGACTACCTTCTGCGATTGCTATTTGTCCATTAGTATCTGTTTCATCCCAAAAACATTCAATAGATGCAGTAGCACCTTTTTTTCCTATTTGATATGTTTTAGATGAATCAGTTAAAGATGTATCTTCTAATAATTCAGAGCTAGTAGAAAGTGTAAAACTTCTAACTTCTGCAATAGTATTAGTTCCAACTTTAACTAAACCTGAAACGCCAGTATGATTTGCCATTATTTATTTTCCTTTTTAAATTTTACTTTATCAATAATCGGTTTTGTATCAACATTCTCAACCTTTGTGTAGCCCATTTTTGAATAATACTCAACCATGTCTTTTGAAATAACAATCGTTGAATTGCCTTTAGAAGTTTTCATTGTAACTGTGTTATCTGCCATAATTAAATTCCAGTTTGCACTGCATTTTCTTTCGTAGCATAAGTTATGGCGTATGTAAACCTAGCCAAACCAATTTTTTGACTACCAGTATCAAATTCATATTCTGTGTTTACCAATTTTGTATCATTTGCGTTTCCTCCTCTTGATGGATCAACACTCATAGCTTCCTCAATTTCCTCTGCAATAGTATCAAGAGTATCATCAATATCTGATGTGCCTTGTGCGTGTGCCTCAATAATAACTTGTAATAGTCTAATCTGTGTTCTTGTACTTGACCCAAGCGTATATTCTTCAATACTTTCTTCATTGGTGTAAATTAAAATAGCTGGAAGATTTGCTGTTTGTAATGGAAAGTATCTTGTTTCATAAACATTAGTACCAGTAGTAGATAAACCAGTACAAGTAGTTTTGATATTCTCTCTAATTGTTTTGCGTAAATGTGCCATTATTTAGATAAAGTTAGTTTAGTCATTCCAGTACCATCAGGTTCAATTTTTTTGATTTTATATGTAACACTATCAATTAATAACGTATCATCAAAAACAGCTACAGATACATCAGTTGCAACACAATGAAATGTTGGAACATCTTCTATAAGACCTACATCAGACATACCTACAATTTCTTGTGAGTCCTTATCAAAAATACCTTTTACTGTTGAGCTTGTACCAGCACTAACATCTGTAAATGTTGCTGACTGACCAAATTCATCAGTATCAAAATATATTGCTCGTTGTGTATCTGTTTCTACTGCCATTTTAATTTACTTTCTTTAAACATTTTGTTAATACTTTTACTAGAGATGGATTGGCCATGAATATTTTTTCGTAACCATCGCCTACTGCAACAGCAATAGGTTCTTCTCCTTTAGTATTAACATCAATATTTTCCATATTCATTATTATATGAAACAACTCGTGGAATAAAGTATTAAATAACCTTAAACCTTTCAACCTTTTATCTATTTGCAATGTATGAAAATTTGGGTCATATAGACCAAAGCAATCATCTAATAAAACATACTCAATTTTAATTTTTCTTTTACCATACTTGATAAAAGATAATCGCATTAGAATATTATTGATAATAAAATTATAATAGTAACAACAATCCCAATAGATACTTTAGGGTTTGTCTTTGCTAATTTATACCAATATTTTATGTTGGTAATCATAAGACTCCTCTATTTCTTTTTTTTAAAAATACTCTTATTTTTTACAGCTTTATTTTCAGGTTTCTTAACATCTTCGGCAACAGCAATAGCGTGTCCATTTCCAATCAAAAGATTAGTGTCTGATTCAGACGCTTCT